AAGCAGCGACAGCTGGCCGATGTCGGAGAAGTCGCCTTCGATGAAGGGCACGCGCGGCTGCTCGGTGTAGCCGTGCACGCCATCCATGCCGGCGACCCCGGTACGCTCGACGGTATCGATCGAGACCGTGAGGTTGCCGCGCAGCGGGTACTGCCGGCCATCGACGAAGACATAGGCGACGCCAGCGATGCGGTTGTTAGCCATTGCTCACTCCTTCGGTTAGGCGGCCGCTTGCTGCGCAGGCGCGTACTGCAGGCGGAACTCGACCAGCATGGCGAAGATGCGCAGCTGGTTGACGAGGTCGGGCGGCAGCAGGACGTTGACGCGGTTGGGGTCGTTCGCATCCCGCTCGACGATCAGGTACTGCTTGAAGGCGTCCATGTTCTCGGCGACGCCGAGGTTCTCGAGTTCGCTGTAGGCCGCGATCAGCTCGGCCCGGATGATGTTCGGCGTAACCGTCGCCTGTCCGAAACCGATCGGCGTGCCGTTGTTGGCGAGCTTATGCCGGCCGAACTTCTGCAGGATGCGCTGGCGCAGGAAGCGGATGATGTAGGCCAGCGTCGCCGGGGTCTGGATATCGAGCCAGCTCGGGTCGGGCTGGTTCCACGCATTGACTCGATAGGTCGTGATGCAGCGCCCGATCGCGACAGCGCCGCCCGACTCCATCTCGGTCGCGATGCCGTTGTAGAGCAGCGTGTTGTTGTCGGCGAGCTTGAAGCGGGCGCCGCGTGCTGGCGGCTGGAGGCCGACCATCACCAAGGTTTGCAGCGGCCGCGCCGGGTCGATGCGGAGCGAGCTGGCCGCCTGCGCTGTCAGCGCCGCGGCGTGCCGCCACTGCACCGTCGGCGAGGGCGCGAAGCCCATGATGGTCATGTGCGGGTCGTTGCGCAGGATGCCGAGGGCCTGCAGCTCGCCGGGCGTGCCCGACTTCGCGGTGAAGCAATGACCGTAAATCTGGCGCGACCACGCCCAGCGCCCGGCTACGTCGTTCATCTCGGTCTGCATCGCGTCGAGCGTCGCGGTGTCGGTATAGGGCATCCCGATGAAATCGTATTCGTCGTCGCCCATCTGCGCGATCACGCTGTCGATCGGCGGTACTCCGGCGCCCGCCTTGAGCGGGGCGGTGAGCCCGGCCGTGCCCTCGCCGACTACGGTGATGCCCGGCGGAAACATCTCGCCGCCTGCGACGCCGCGCCAGTTCCACGTCCGAACGATATCGTTGCCGACCGTACCGTTGCCCTTCGCCGTATAGGTGAGCGTGCCATCCGTCCCGGTACCGCCGGGATCCGGCGCCTCGGCGATGACCAGCGCGAAGGCGTTGCCGTTGATCAGGGTCGCGAGGTTGGCCGCGATCGTCGGCCCGTCGTCGCCCTGCGCGACCGGCAGCGCGTAGCGGTCGCCGCCGATATAAACCGCCATCACCGTCGAGGCTCCGGCCACGCCGCTGATCGTGTCGGTCAAATTCGCGGCGGTCCCGGTCTGCTTGTGCGGAATGCACCACAGCGTGCCGGCCACATCGTTCTGTCGATAGGTCGCGCACATGTCGCCGAGCACGCTGCCGGCGCCGAACAGTCCGTAGGCTTGGTTGGCGTCGGTCACGAGGACGGGCTCGAATTCGACAGCGATGCCCGAGTCGAGCATGGGCCCGATCAGCAGCGCCGGCTGTTCCAGCTGGAAGTACGATGCCTGCGAGTTGCTGACCTCGGCGTAGAACAGCGGTACGCGAATGTTAGCGGGGATGCGCTCAAACGAGACGGCCATGATCAGCTCCCTTTGTCAGCGGGCGGGGGTGTGGGCGGGGGCGTCCAACCTTCGGGTGGTGTCGGATTGAGGAACAGGGCGTCGACCTCGACGCGGCCATCGGGCCCCGGATATCCGCCGGGGTAGCCGCCCTCGACGTTCGGCGGCGTGCCGGGCGGGCCGGTGTTGGGGTCGGCCGCCGGGTCGATCACGTCGACAGTGAGCCGCACCGACTCCAGCCAGTCGGGGATGTAGGGCTCCCATACCTCGGTGTATTGAATGCCGAAGGAGAGCGTCGCGGTGGTGATGCGCCACTCGCCCTCGACGCTGCGGTCGTACTCCGACTCGATCGACAGCACGCGCTCAAAGAGCACCAGCCAGCTCGCGTCGCTCAGCAGCCGACCCTTGACGATATCGGCGTAGCGGTCGATGCGCTCGGCGAGCGCCGGGTCGTTGGTGTCCTCGCATATGATCTGGATGACCAGCGCGGCCGTGGTGCGGAACTCGGGGATGCTGATCGACAGGCCCTGCGCCGCCGAGGCGGTGTAGACGCGGACCGCCGGCAGCAGCTCGCGCTTCATCTGCGGCAGGCGCGAATCGTAGACGCCCTTGAAGACCGGAGCCAGCATCGCCAGCCGCGCGACGGTCTCCTGCCGCAGCTGCGACAGGAAGGGCAGCGGCATCGGAGTGGGCAGCGGGATGTCAGGCGGCACCTTCGCGGCCTAGCACGCGACCCCCGGCCAAAAATCTGGACAATAGAGCCAATAGACTTCTGGCCTCATTGCCCCACGAAAAAGGGCACCCGAAGGTGCCCTTTCCCGGTAGGCAGCAGTAATCAGTGCGGCGCCGGAGCCGGCTGGGTCGGCAGCTGTCCGGCAGTCGGCGGCTGCGGCGGCAGGCCCTGATCGGGCGCACCACCCGGCGGGATCGGCGAGGGCAACGGCTTCGGCGGCGCGCTCGACGGCGGCAGCGTCGCGTACTTCCACTTGTGGTCGGGCCCGCGCACGAGGACCAGCGTCCAGCCGGGCAGGACCTGCGGCGGCGGGGCCTCCGGCAACTCATTGTCGGGGATAGCGGGATGCTCGGGACGCTGGCCGTAGCCCGGATCGCCCGGACGACCGCCACCGATAACCGGACGACCCGGCTGGCTTGGCAGGCCGTGATCGGGATGACCGGGGTGGAAGATCGGATGCGAGGGATGGGCGCCGCCGCCCGGCAGGCTGTTATCGGGCCGGCCGGGGAAAGACGGCAGACCCTGATCAGGATGGGCGCCGCCAGCGTCGAGGAAATGGACATGATAGAGCCCGGACTCGCCGACCGGGGTGATCCTTGCCATGGGCATGGTGTCTGCTCCTATTTGAGGTGAGGGAACGCAACTCCTTTACGCTTCGTCCGTGAAAGCTCAAGCGACGATGCCATTAAATGTTCCGCCGCTGTTGATGGTCAGGCACTGATAGCGGGGCTCGGCACCGGGATTGGCCCGGCCGATATGGACCCACGCGGCGTTTTCGTAGATCAGCTGATCGACGCCCCACTCGGTGAGGTAAGGCTCGATTGCATGGCAGACATCGAGCACCGAGCCGAAGCCCGGTATCGTGAAGTCGGCTGCACAACCGTACAGGTGCGCGCTGTTGCTGGCGCCGCCGACCGCGCTGTTGAGCGCCGGGCAGCGGTAGCCCGAGGAGATCAGCACCGGGTTATTGAGGCACGCGGCCCTGATGAGCTCCATCAGGTCGGCTGTCTTCTCGAGTTCGGCGAGGGCAGCCTCGTCGGGCGTGTTGTCGATACCGCTCATGGCTGCGGTGTCGCTGGCGATGAACTCCGACAGGGTGAAGTTCGGCGACAGATTACCGGGCGGCACATCCTCGGGCTCGATCACCTCGCGGGCACGGACGATCAGGGCGAGCGCCTGATTGAGCAGGTCGAGGGCGATCTGGTCGCGGCGCATCAGTGATCTCCGAGGTGCTCGCGCTGGCCGCGAACGAGCCCGCCGACGACGCGGCGCAGGGTGCGGTTGGACAGGCCGCCGCCATTGCCGAGCCGCTGGTGCATGACGGCAACCAGCTCCTTGAGCGGCCGCGCCGGGTCGAGGGCGCCGGCTGCGACGGCGGCATTGAAGGCCCGCTCGATCTCGCCGCGGCGCGAGGGCCGGCCGTTGTAGACCCGAGCGGCGGCTGCAGGCGCTGCCGGGACGCCGAGCGCCGAGGCATAGAGCGGCGGCATAGCGGGCGTCTCGGGCTGTCGGCGCAGCGGGTTGACCTCGGGCAGGCCGCTCACCGCGCCCTCGGATGTCACGGTCGAGATGCCGATTTCCTGTCGGATCAGGCGAAAGCCGAACTCGCCGATATCGTCCTCGTCGCGCTGGACGATCTCGTACAGCTGGCCGCGAATCGTGAGCTGGTCGCCGAGCACCGGCCACGGCTGCAGGATGGTGGCGCGGTCGCAGTAGAACCAGATTTGAGTCTCGCCGGCACCCGGATCATGCCCACCGAGCGGGACCTCGAAGGGGTCGATACGGAAGCGGCCGCTGATTGTCTGGACCGGCTCATAGGTTCGCCCGTCGGCGCTGATCGTCGAGAACAGCGCGTCCTCGCGGAACGCGGTCGCGAGATCGCCGAGCAGGAACTGAAAGTCTTCCATGCCCATGGCGGCAGCTCAGTAGTGCGGCATCGGCGCGAGGAAGCCCAGCAGGTACAGGACCAGCGCGATCACCAGCACGATGCCGACGACGCCACCGAGCCCGTTGTAGCCGTAGCGGCCGTAGCCGTAGTAGCCGCCGCCGAACAGGCCGACCAGCAGGATGATGATCAGGATGGTCGCGAGCATTTTCTGCTCCTAGGGAAAGGGGTGGAAGAAATCGGCAGCAGCTTGCGGCCGACTCTTCCACCCGGTCAGTGTCAGGCCGCCAGCGGCGCCGTCGCCTGCGTCGCGCTGCGAGCCGGCGGCACGAAGGCCGTAACCTGCGCGGTGAACAACGTGCGCGGCTGGGCGCACATCGGCAGCACGTTCATCTGCGCCTCGATCTCGACGCCCTTGTCGAAATCCAGCTCGCGCATCTTCGAGTAGCGCGGCAGGGCGATCGTGTTCACGGTCTCCATGTAGTCGGCCGGCGCGTAGGGCTCGATGAAGACATCGGGCGCGCCGACCGGGAAGAAGTAGCACTTGTCGTCCTCGACAAATTTGATGGCGCCGACCTGCCCGCGGTACTCCTCGATCGTCACGCCTTGGAAGATCGAGGTCGAGCCGAGGCGGCCCATGCTCAGGGCTTCGGCGGCGTCGAGGTAGAGGAAGGGCGCGCGCCGTTCGGGATGGATGGCGAAGGCGTCGAAGAACGTCTTGCCGGCGATGCCGTGGATGCGCTGGTACATGCCGCCCGTGATGGCGTTCGCCATTGCCCGGCCCAGCTCGTTGACCAGCCCGGTCAGCTGGCCCTGCCAGAACGATGCGTCACCGCTATTGCCGGCGCCGATGATCGGCCACGTC